TATCCTCTCATAAAATTTTTCACACTTGAACGTGGGCCATTCGGCACAAAGTATTTTTTATTTGCTTCCCAACTTTGAGCTGATAGAATTTCAATACTTCCTGCAGTTTTATGCCCATATACCATACGACCTTTTACTTTTGGTCTATCAGGTAATGCAAAAGCACATGCTTTACAAATTATCAAACCCAAGTCTGCTCGAGCTTGTTCTACTACTTTTCCGCATCCGCAATTCATCGTGGCAATATATCTAAAATTTCAGCTGATGTATAACCTTCATTGAGAAGAAGAGTTATGACATCTTTAATGTCAGTGTAGCCATAAACATCATCACCGCTATCTTTAAGTTCGGGAATATTTGCAAACGTTCCTTCACCAAGTATGTACGCGACTTCGAAACAGGTGTATGGTCCATGGTCGTGCCTTGGGCGACAATAGTGGTTTTCTGATGCTTGGATTGAAAGACGGCCATCACGAAATCTTATAGATTCATTTGCTGGCTTCATCGCTTTATATATTTTTTCTATTTCCTTAGGATTCATGCCGTTTTGTTATTTGTTATAAATGTAGATATCGGCACTAGCTGCATCGCCGAGCTTAATGCACTGATGCGAGTGAGAACCAGACCATACATTTGGTGGATTCTTCACTGAGTACTTATAAGCATTTGGATTGTTCTCACCCATACGGCCTTGTAACATTACTCGACGATTAGTACCTTTGAGCTCGTCTTCAACCTTAACAAGGCGACGAAGAGTTTTAACGTATTCCTTACCGAGCTCGGTGTGGTGATCTACAGTAGTTACGTAGGAAGTAGAGTAGCGATTTTTAGTGTTTGTATTCATATTATAGTCTTCCGCTTTCCATGTATTCGTCTGCTGTTGGCAGAGTTTTACGATATTGAATAAGATCGCTAATCAAATCGTCGAGTGTTTCGCGATTATGTTGATGCTTATCAAAGAATGCGTTACCGTGAACGATTCCTTCGACCTCCAGACCGATGTCAGTATGAGAGGGAAACTGCTTTTCTGCTTTTTCAGATACGATGCTCATTATATAGTTACCTCCTTGAGTTTAAGTTTGTAAAGAATTTTTTTCCAAATTGGAGCTTTGCGCTTTAGGCGCGCTTTATATCTACTTGTCATAATTAAGCCCTCACAGTAAGTTCATTAAGTGCATCGAGGGTGCCCGGAATAATTTCCCTTTGTGGCACTGCCCGCATTAGAACATCTGCTCGAGCTGATAAGAAGCAATTGAAAGAACCGACATAAGTGTTAACGGTTTGTTTACTGACTTCGCAAACAGCACCTGTAGAAGTTGCTGTGATTGTGAATGTGTCACCATAACCTTTGTGGTCGATGATGTACTGGATTTGAGTTTTGTTTTTAGCCATAATTTTTCTAACCTTTTGAATTATTATAGAACTATTATACCATAAGAAACACGGTATGTGAACCGTTATTTTTGCCTCTCAAGCCCTTAAGTCATCTAAGTAGTTGATAGACAACTAAATAAAAACTGCATTTTTTTGCACTTTCATCTAAGTAGTTAATTAACAACCACTTAGGAAATCTTCTTATTAACCTTTAAATTTATAGTAAACATAGACCATAAAGCAAGAAGAAAAGCCACTTAAGATATAGTTAGCTAATAGCCAAAAATCTAATCCAAATCTCATAACAGCATATGCACTAGCAGACATATAGCCAACAATGGATATGACGAAAAGAGAGATACTAACGTCATCAACCTTTTTTGTTCTTAATGACTTAATGATTTGAGGCCAATAACAACTAATAAAGCACGCGTTATACACAAATCCGAGAATGTTTTCAAGTAATATATTCATAGAGTTCCTTCCAGTTATTTACTCTTGTAACATCGTTATTTAATACTAGATAATTTGAATTATAAGGACGATTAATAAGGAAGGAACGAAGTCCTAATTTTGCTCCGATTTCTGCATTCTCTGGTTTGTCTTCAATCCATACAAAGTCTGAATCTTCATACCGCTTAAGCGCATTAGTTTTATCTGCTCCGCAATCGATACAATGAATTCTTTCAAAGACGGTTGGACCAAATACATTTTTTAGATTTTCTTCACGCAATTTTATAGCATAAGGTTCTGTGCCCATAGATGTAATGCAATGAAAAACACAACCATGTTCTTCGTGTAGTTTCTTCACGTATTTAATAGCATCTCCAATTGGTGGTAAGAAACCAATTGCTGCAGATTCATTAAAGTGACCTACAAGCACATCTGCTTCATCATCTAATATTCCATATTGCTCTGAAACTTTGTAAGAATAACCAGCAGCCTTTTTATAGCCTTTACGTTTCATCCACCATTCGAACGAGTGAACCCAAGATAGGAGCACTCCATCACAGTCTGTTAATATAATCATAATAAAATTATAATGAAGTTACGCGTTTTGTACACCGCTTTTTTCGTAATAATATTTGATTTCCTCAACTAATGGCTTAATCCAATCTTTTGTTTTTTCCTTAAATACGATTGGTTTATCATCGCCATCAACAACCATTAACGTTACGAGTTGATTGATCGTAATTCCAGTACGTTCTTCAAACATAATAGCATAAGCTGCTTCTTGCATAAAGTACGATGAAATTTCATCGCGTTCTTTGACACGGCCTGATGTTTTAAAATCTACAATTGATAGTTCACCATCAAATTCTGCGATGCAATCGACGCGCCCTGCAACCTTAAGCTGATTAGAATAAAGAGGACATTCTTGCATATAAACTTTACCAATATTGTCATCAATTACCTTTTGAAGTGTTGACCAACTATGTAAAACATGAGGCATTTTATCAGCCTTTGTTTTAATATAGTCTTCTTCGTTATTGATATATCTTTCAGCAATATTGTGTACATTCGTGCCACGAGTTGTTGCATGTCGTGTACGACGATTAGCTTCTTCTTCACCAATATCTTTACGCCATTTGGCCCACTTCCATCGATCACGATATCCTAATGCTGTCGTAATCGAAGGATACTTTTCTCCTTCAGGTGTAAGATAGGTTCTGCCTGATTTAAGCGTTACAGCTTCTAAATCTTGATATCCTAAATCAACGTTTTCGTGTATAAATTCTTTTCTCATTTAAAATTTCCTGTCTTACTAATTTTACCAACTGATCCTTCAAAGTTAAGTCCAGGCGCGGACATTAGTCGAAACACTGTTCCATTTGAACCGCAAGGACAGGGTTTACCGCATGGTACATCTCGGTTATCTACTGGATGAGATTCCTCCCATGTTTTATCACATTTTTTGCATTTATAATCGTATAACATAATTAGTAAGTATTGATAGTATTGTCTCTAGCCGATGCTTTTTTGATTCCTTTTAAACGATCATTCCACTCGGAACCTGCTCGTCTAATAGGATCAATTAGATCGCTTGATATTGAAGGAGATGACATTATATATTCCCAATCAGCTCCTTCTTTTTTTAAAGTTTTTTCTTTATCTGCATATGAGCAAAAGACTTCCTTTACTTCACCTGTTTTTTTGTTCTGTATATCGTAAGTTGGCATATTAAGTAATAAACCAATGTGGTGTGGCGCGTTTTGACCAAGCCATATTGAATCTTTTTTGTTTAGTTTTATAAAATGCTTTGTACGATTTGACAGGATCTTCAAACATACATTCTGGATTTGATTTCATAGCCAAAGGGAATTTAGTAAGTGGTCCTTCAACTAAATTTGCAGGGCCATAGAATAATTCTTTGCGTAAAAGAGAGTCGGTTTTATGGACTTTACCATAACGATATGTGTATTCGTCACAAAGAGCGTTGAACAACTTCCAATGCCAACGATAGTTTTCAAGTGTTTCCATAGTCCATACCGTACAAGGATGATACTTATGTACAGCCTTGTAAAGTATTTGCTCGCGTTCATCGGGTAAAACATAATACTGTTGCATTGTTTTACCTGAAACTGATCGGCGCTTTTCGGGTTTACCATCAAGCATACGGTGCGCTGTTGATAACATTTGCGCAGATTCAATAATCATTTTTACGACGTGCTTATCGCAGTGCAGTTGAGCTGCTACCACTGGGTCGTTATCTAATACAAATACGTTCATAATATAATTATATCAAAGTTGTGTTATTTGTACACTACTTTAACAATTCAGGAAATGCTGCTTCAACTAGGCTTTTTGTAATTTTGCGATATTTTTTATTCTGTAAATTAGTGATTGTTCCATCCTTAGCAGCGCAAAGAATAGCCGCGTCTTCTTCGTGAATTTGTTCTAAAATGCCAATAAAGATTTTTTCTTTCTTAAATTGTGCGATCTTATTTGCTACTACACACATTCCAATAGGCTTAAAGGCATTAGATAGAGGAGCAGGTTCACGTCCTTCAGGACATACTTCAAATGGTGGTTTACCCTTTGGTAAATCCAATACAATTTTATCGTTATAGCAAAGTTGTAATACTGTCTTTACTTGCTTAAACACGTTTTGTTTTAAACAATCAATTCGATCATTACGATCTTCGAGCTTACACACTTCTTCGAATACTTCGTATATATATTTTTGCATAATTTAGCTTTCATTTACAAAGAAGTCTTTTGCTGATTCAACCAGCAAACTACATCTTTTAGTTATTAAATAATTGAGTACTTTCATGTTTGATTTACCCTGTTGAGAATTATATTTATCCATTATGTTATCTACAATATCTGTAGGAATACAATCTAAGTCAATCATAAGCTTGTTACGACAAAAGTTGCGGTATTGTTCTTCGGTCATAACATTACGTAACGAATCGACATCAGAAGCATTACCACCACATGCGTCATACCATTCCTTAATTTTCTTAGCACGCATTGGCGTTTGGCGACCACCTTCTACAACAAAAGTATCATCAGCACTAAGCATATTTGGTACTCCATCACTAGTATCACCTTTACAGATATGTTCAAATTTGTAGAATGTTGGATCTTCAATCTTTAGCGCTGCACGTTTCATTGGACTAAATTGCTTTACGTTTGAATAACGCTGCAATTGAATAAAGTCTTTATCAGAAGAAACGATCATAACTGGTTCGTTCTTTCCAAATTCTTGTGTTGATTTTGCAAGGGCAGCAATTACATCGTCAGCTTCAGCGCGATCTACGTGTACTACAGGATAAGGCATTTCTTCTGCGATTTCATCCCGGATTCCATTGAGAAAACCAAAGAACTTGCCCCAATCTAAAGGTGATTCATCACGGGCAGTTTTCCGTTTAGCTTTATAGTTTGCAAACTTTTCTTTACGCCAAGATGTACTATCACAGGCAATAATCATTTGTCCGTATTCATCACGGAATTTAGTGTTGTATCGTCGTATACTGTTTAGTATCATGTGACGAATAAGACCTTCCTGAATTTCTTCTGGACGATCTTGAGAAAAAATTGCGGCAATTGCTATGCCACTATAGTCGACAATAATCATAATATAATCTTTCTGTGCTTGTTAGATATCTATTATAAACCAAGATTAGTGGTTTGTAAATAGGTAAATTAATCTTTTTTTAATACATGAGAACGGTGTATTTTACAGCCAATGAATGCATTATAGTATCTATCAGGCTTAAAAAGAACTTCTTTATCGATTTGCTCTTTTGTTTCATAATAACTCATTTCTCCTAAAGTACTACAAAGACGAATAATTTTTCTTTCAAATCTTTCTGTTCCTGCGCTTTCTACTAAGTTTTTTACGGTTTCGCTTGATCCATAATATGATTTCCAATCAGATTCTTTTAAAGATCTTCGCTTTCGTTTTTTGCCCTTTAAAGGTGGACGTGTAACTTTAGACCAAAATTTCTTTTTTCCGATATAATACATCTTAGCTTCTGTGTCGTATATTTCATACACAAAGCCAACGTACTTTTCAATCATTTCAGAGGTAAACTCTTCTTCATTATAAATCCACATGAAGTTATTTATATGAACTATTCGTCATATTCTTCTTCATCATAATAATCATCAGCTAACTCGTGGCCACACATTGGACAAAAGTCTGGTTCAACATAGTCTAATACACTATCTTCATCCCATTCAACGGAATAAGTAGTTTTACAACATTTACAGTAAAGTTTTTCTAAAGCCATATTAACCCTCGCAAGATGTGCAAGTAAGTAAGTTGCGTGACAACTCCTGCGAAGGATTTGTTCCGCGATGATAATAAAGTGTTTTTACTCCTTGTTCCCAAGCGTAAATAAGAAGTTGATTCGTATCGCGTGGTGGTGTCTTTGGATGAATCATCAAGTTAATGCTTTGCGATTGATCGATATATTTCTGACGGATACCAGCCTGTAATACAATTTCTTTTTGAGATATTTCACCAAACGTTTTGAATACTTCTTTCTCGTGATCTGATAAGAACATAAGATGTTGAACGCTTCCACCTGTAACTAGAATAGATTTCCATACATCAGATGTATCATGCCCGTGTTCCTTTAATACTTCTTTTAAATAAGGATTCTTATAAGTAAACTTACCTTTTGCAAGATCTTTAACAAAGTAATTACTATTCAAAGGTTCAACACTTGGAGAAACTTGTCCAAGAATAAAAGAACTTGACGTTGTAGGTGCAACTGCTTGAGTTGTCATATTCCTACGACCAGATCCTTTTAGCTTTTCAGGTTCCCCTAAAGTTTTAGCCATTTCACTCGAAGCAAGCATACTTTCTGATTCAATATGACTAAAGATTTGATTCGTTAGCAACTTTGCTTCTAAATCTTCAAACGCAATACTTTTACTTTGAAGATAAGAGTGCCAACCAAGAACTCCAATACCAATTGCTCGTTGTGCCATTGAGAATTTTCGTGGTGCTTCCATGAATGGTAAACCCTCTGTCTTCTCAATGAATTCTTCAATAACAGTGTCAAGGAATTTTGTCATAACTTGAACTGCATCGGTTTCTTTCCATTCGTCGTAATGTAAGAGATTCATCGAAGACAAACAACAAACAAAAGATTCTTCATTGTTTGTTGATAAGCAAATTTCAGAACATAGGTTTGAAGCGTGAATTTTGCCACTTTCCTTTGGCTTATTTTTGTTTACAGTGTCGCTAAACATAATATAAGGATAGCCACTTTCATAACGTTTCTGAATTACCTTACCCCAGATCTTACGCTTTTCTTTATCGCCATCAAGCATTTCTTTCATAAAGCTATCAGACACAGTAACACCAATTGACATATTTTGAATAGGATTTCCATCACCTCGAATTTGAAGAAACTCAAGAATGTCTGGATGATCGATTGGCATATAACCAGCAAAAGAACCACGACGAACATTGCTTTGTGAAACAACATTCGTCATGGTTTCAAATAGCTCCATAAAATGAACAGGTCCATTTGAATTTCCACCTGCAGAAATTTCAGAACCCCGACTACGCAGTGCTCCAAAATATGCAGATGTTCCTCCACCCATTTTAGTCATCATGCCGACCTCAGCTTGTTTACCTAAAATGGATTCCATTGTATCATCAATGTACGATCCAAAACAAGAAATGGGTAAGCCACGTTTAAGCCCATAGTTTGCCCAGATCGGTGAGGCGAGTGAATACCACCCCTTTGACATATAATCTTCAAATTTATCAGCAAATCCATCTTCACCTAAAGTGCGCTGCGCCTTAAGAGCAATTTGCCTAATACGTTTTTCGGGAGTTACTCCCTCCATTAAATAACCACGCTCAAGGAATAGCCGAGAGTCTTTGTTCAACCAATAATAATCTTCCATAATATATCTATACCTCTAAAATAAGTCGTCTTCGTCGTATGATTTGTCTTTCTTTGAATATTCTGTCGGACGTTTAAAGAAGAAGTCAGTTGCGGTATTACCCAAAACATCTTCATCAAACCATTCCGTTTTTTCAAGTAGTTCTTGATCGATATCATCAAACACTGGCTCAATGCCAATTTGTTCAAGTGATTGATTTAAACGATTCTTAATAAAGTTATGCATGATCGGAGAACTGAGGTGCTCTGATTGATAACCATTTACTGACCACTCGATAATCTTTGCTTCTGCTTTAAATGCTTCTAAACATTCTGAACGAATACGCTCAATAAGTTCATCATCAAAAAGTTCGGGATGTTCTTCGCGAATAACATTCACTAGTTTTACACCAACCATTGCATGAATCATTTCTTCCTTTGATGTATATGCCACCTGTTGTGATACATCTTTCAATTGGTTTTTAAAACGATTAAAATAATTAATAGTGTAGAATTGTGAAAACAGCGAAACGTTTTCTACGTATAAAGTAAACAAAATAAGAGAATACACGTATTGCTTTTTCGAATCCTTATAATACTTATGCAAATATTTACGTAAATACTTTACTCGATTTTGAATGATTGGAAGCTGAAGATTTTGTTCAAATACATCTTCCATATCGAGAATATCGATAAGTCTTTCATAAGCATTATTATGAATTACTTCTACATTAGCCATCACATAACCAAGATCAGTGATAGATGGATGTGGTAAATTTTGACCAACGTTGGCCCAAAATGTTTTAACTGCAACTTCAATTTGTGCAATTGCTGATAGACAGCGCGTTACCATCTCGCGCTCTCCTTCAGTCATATTGACTTTAAAGTCTTGGACGTCTGATTGGAAATTAAATTCCTTATCGGTCCAAAATCCGTTATGCATTGCTTGGATAAAATCTTCTGTCCAAGGATAGTGATCTGGTTTTCTGGAAATTTGTTCTACGAATATTGACATGTGCGATTCTTTAATTGTTAAGGTTTAATTATACTCTATGATAACGATCCTGTAAACAACAAAATGAGCAATTATTTACTCATTTGCTGCTCTTGGTCGTATAGCCCTCAACGCACCTGTCTTTTCATTTCGAAGATATATTACAGCATTTCTATTTTTATTGTAAAAGTCGTAAATAGATTTTTCTGTTTCGTCTAAAACATTAAGATATTTGCTCCATCTTTCAAATTTAGTACGCCCCGTATTGAAGCGATTAAAGGTTTCATCAGAAATTACAAATTCTTGTTCTTTCCGTTTCTTTTTTGCTCCAAGAGGACGATCAGCAATAGCTACAGCAGCAGTAGTTGTTGTATCGTTTATCATCTAGTAATATCCTCCTGTGTGATATAGATTGTTTGTTGAGTTTTGATATGTTGTGCTTTAAACACCGAATGTCCAAGGATTGAACCATGCGGTGTGGATTCCATGATTTCGACCCAAGACTTTTTCTTTGCGAGTAATTCTCCTGTCTTAGGTAATGCTATATCACGTATAAGAGCATATTTTCCAGTTTCTATTTCTCCATCTTCAGTCAAATACCATTCATTGAGTTCAGGCTTATATTCGGAAAAATCCAAGCCAGTCGATTCCTTTATGACCTTTACTAGTTTTTTGTCGCTAATGCCAGTATGCTCTTTAATTAAGAAAAGAGCAGCTGCATAGGAGGCAAGGGTCGACTTACCGAGTGGAATCTTATTTATCAAGCGCTTGATATTATAGACTAATTTATGGAATGTGTTGTACGCACCTTTTTCTTCAGATGTTTGAGGCTTTTTAAGTTTTTTGCCGTTTTTGTCTACGATACCCAATTTAAACGCGTTTGTGTTTTCCCACTTCGTGGTTAGCAAACGTAAAAAACGAATTGCGTAGAAAAAATCTGGTCCTCTTAATAATGCCATTATAAATCTTTCAGTTTTGTTGCTATACTTAAATCAATATTTATATTTTTGTGTAAGTTCTCGGGCAAATAATTTAAATAAACTAAAAATGTTTTCAATGCTGGCCAAAGATTGCACTCCACTCGATGGAATATCATTCTATTCGCAGCATGTATTTCGAAAACATTATATATCGTAATAATATGATTTAACACAAGACGTTCTTGGATTTTACCTGTATCTCGGTATCGTCTAAGTAATCTTACTACGTATTTAAACTTTGCCACATCATCATAAAAATCTTGCGGATCTAAACACGCAGGATTCCTATAATGTTTTGCAGCATATAATTCAAAATTAGCATTATTTAATTCATCAAATAACTTCATAAAGTTATTTATAAAGTCTATTCAGCATCAGCAGATTGTTGACCTAAAATAAAGAGATGGAAGTCGGCAGTATCTTTCTTATAAGGATTCTTTTTACCATTAGACTTTTCACCTGCTTTAAATGCAGAACTTGCTTCAACAGCTTTTGCTAATTTAGCATCTATAAAGAGTTTTGAAAGCATACCATCAACTTCACGTTTTGTGATTTTAGCATCTCCACCTTTCACAAAATCAGCAGGTTTAACTGCTTCTTCAATTGATTCTTTCTTTGGCATTTCGTTATACTTTTTCTCAACGAATTTAATAACTTCATTAGCATTTGAAAAGTGTTCTTCCTTAGCGTTACCTTTACCATTTGTACGATCATCGTGAGTAACTACTATACCCTTTTTACCACCAAGTCGAAGAGTGATGATGTTAAAAATAGTAAGATTGATAAATGCAGTACCATATTTCTTAGAGATATCAAGCTGTGGGAATTTGCCACCGCCTACTATATTCTTTTTGGCCCACTTCATTACCTTTTCGATGTCGCCAAAGTTTGCAGCTTCTTGAAGTTCAACTGATTCTTTCACTACCCGAATACCTTTAAACTTTTTTCTAATCGCGGCCATCTTGGATTCTATATCATCAAGTTTTTTCCACAGCTTATCGCCTTTGTCAAGTATCTCTTGGGCCTCGTCACCATCTTCTGCTTCATCGGCTTTAGCTTGTATTTTATCAAGTACTCCTTTCAAGTTTTTCTGAGCTTTCATAAGCTTGGTGAGTTCTTCTCTGGCTTTAGCTTTTTTAGGATTTAATTTATCTTTGATTTTGCCAAGAATACCTTCGTCAAGTTCTGCTTCTTCTTCTTCTT